AATAAAATCTAATGGATTTTTGTAAAATATATCAATGTACGAGTAACCAGTTGTAGCTACGTTGTACCGTAGACTGACAATTTCTTTTGTATTTGTTGGGTACTGAAAGTGAGTTGGTTTAGCTGTGGTTGACAAAGAAGTAAGCTTTAACAACTGGTGATGCTCTGGTATATCTCTTGCTGAAGAAATATTATAGAAGGTATCTTCAATTACCGAAGCTATCTGTTGTGCTTCTACTGTATCACTGATTGAGTTTACAGCTTCAGAGTCCATGTCACTAAGAATGGACTGAGTCATTTGTAATAATGTCTGTTTCATTAGGTTCTATCCAAGGTAACAGTTACATATAATTTTTTGTTTCCTGTAGAAGCTCCGTCAGTCTCGACAGTCATAAAACTATTTGCAGAAATTGTATTGTTAGACGAAGGAGATAAAGTGTCTACATCTCCTGCAGCCGATGAACTATTAGCAACAGTAATTGTTCCCATTGATGCAGCCGAAGCATTTTTTACAGTTATAGTTGCATCAGAATTAGAGATAGCTCCTTCCAAAACTGTTACAACTTTTTCAATAGTGCCAGCATAAGGAATACCAAAATGAATTGTTGAAGCTGTGGAAATGTTATCAATAACACCTGTCAAAGTTAAAGGAACAACTGTCTGTGGATTTGTCCAAGCACCACTTCCTGATCCGTTAGCAATATAGACTGTACCAGAACCAGCAGCAGCAACCCCTTTGGGTTCATGTAAAAATGATCCAGTAAGAGTACTGTGATTTACGTTAGCCATTGTTTTTCCTTAATAAGTAATACTTAATTATACATCTTATTGGCTTTAATGTCAACAAGAAAGTAGAGTTGGCCCCCGAAAGAGCCAACCCTGTTGTATTTAAACTGTTATATATTCTATAACAAGTTTACCTGCACCAGCAGTAAACGCAGCAGTCGCATAGACTAAACTGATGTAAGCATCAGCAGCCCCTACGGTAGCTGTTCCACCAACTAGTGCTCCATCACAAGCAACGGCTGTATTTACAGCCAATGCTGTTTTTGCAATAGCAGCATCAATACCATCGGCATCAATAGCTGAACCTGCAGAGTTTTGCAGACCAATCCCTAGTGTTCCAGATCCACCTGAAGTCCAGGCAGTTGTAACAACTAAAGATGCTTTGGTGATGTAAGACCCAGCAGGAATGTAAGCATCCAACGGAGTCGGAGCAGTAGCAGAAGTACCTAATTCAGTTGCATCAGGTATATCTACTACTAGATATTTAACAGAGTTAAGAGAACCACCGTTATCAACGGCAACACCTTCTCCTCCATTACTAAGGACATAGAGTCCATCTGAGTTTGTGTAAGACATTAGTTATCCCCCCTATACGTTTGGATTCGTAACGATACGAACCATATTTTCAGGACGGTACAACTTAACACCATAACGAGCAGTGGTTACGAACTCGTTTCTTTGGTAATCTTTGTTATACTCAAAGTCTACTTCTGGCTCTTGTCTCCATGCACCCACAAATGGGTTTACAGTTTGAGAGGCAGAGAAGAACAGGCTAGTCTTACCGTTTGTGCTGCTAAAGTTATTGGTTGTTGAACCATCTCTTTCAGGTAAAGCACTGTCTGTAGCAGTTGCACAGAAGTTTGAAGTATAAACATCAAATCCATATACACTTGCAACAAACTTCATACCAGTAGCAATACCATCTCTTACGATACCTTCCCATTTAGGGTTGTTTGATACAGCCACTAAATCAGATAGAGTGTTGAGAGTAAACTCAACAGATGGATCGACTATAGCAACCAAGTTTTGATCTGGTACATTAGCCTTTTTGAGAGCAAATCTAGCATAAGCAAAGTCAGCAACTTCGATTTTACCAGCATTACCTCCAGACATACGATGGTAAATACCATCAATAGCTTCTTGAGAGTTGGCAGAAACACCTGATTCTGGTGCAGCCATAGTTGTTGTCTCAAAGTGAGACATAATTGCACGTTCTTGCTCAGGAACAAAACGAGACATTAATTCAGCAGAATAAAATGCGTCTTGTTCAGCTTTCTTCGTCATGTAAGTAGCTGAGGACAGATACTTATCAACGGTGAAAGTGAAGTTTCCTGTATCAAGTGGACGGTATTGAACTGCCGCATCTTCAACGTAGTTATCTACCTGTGCTTGTCCGATAGATGGGATGTTAAATGTGTTTCCATCTGGGAACCCATCAAGCATACGGACGTACCGTTGTGCCATCATCTCATCTCTTAGTATCTCCTTCAGTTCGGTTGACCATAGATTCGTCCGAATGAGGAGAGCAGAGTTTGTCGTATTCATACCCGACATGAGGTTTCTCCTTTAGTTTCCAAACTGTTCCCCTAATCGTTGCTTATCCTGCAAGATTTGTTGTTGTATTTTTGGGGAATAGTATAGGTTTCGGTTTTCTCGTCTTAGATTTTGGTAGTATTTCCAATTTCTTTCCGACGAGGATTGCATGTTGACACTATCTGTACGAACCGAACCTTGAACCATTGGCTTAAAGTCTTTCTTAGGTTCACCGATCAGACTAAAAAAAGCATTTGGAGATTCGGCTGCGACTTCTTGAAGACGTTGCATACTAATTCCCAGTTCCTTAGACTTCTCTTTGACTCTGTTAAGAGCCTCCGTCCCAAAACTACTTTCTAGTTCCTGATCGACAAGACTTAGATTCTGTTTAATTTCAGACTCTCTGTCTCTTTCAGATAATGTACGTTCAACAAGGCTCTTCAGGTCTGCCTCACTGACATTGGAGTTGGTGTTCTCCTGTACAGTGCCACCAGTATTATTGTTTGGCATTGCAGTATTCGCAGTGGTGGGGTCTGCGGCCTTATTCTGCAATTCATCTAGGAGTTGTTTAGCATAATCTTGTTTACCCAAGTCTTCTTTCATTTCTGAAAGTTGACGTTCAAGTTGTTCTATATGACTATCGGCTTCTAATTTTCCTTTAGCCAGAACTTCAGGGTCTTTCCAATTATCTCCTTTGGCCTCTGCGAGTTTAGTAACATAAGATTCTACTGGTTTAGTTTCTTGTGTAGCTTGTAACTCTGGCTGAGGTGTGTCCGTGGTTGGACTGCTCTCAGTAAATACACTCATAAGTTATTCCTTACTTAAAGTAATTAATTTAAAAATGTCATCGAGGACTTGGTTGTACTCGTTAACACTCACTTGTCGAAGCTCCCAATTCGGAACTTCGTAATCACGAACAGCATCTTTTCTTTTATATTCCTGTTCGAGAATCCTTTTTAAATCATCAAAAGCATTTCTGTATCCTAATACTTCTGACTTTCTTTTTTCTTTTTCTTCAGGCTTGTAACCTTTTACCCATACGGAAAGCATTTATATTCCTTGTTCTTCTGCCATTAATAGTTGGTCTTGGTTTACCATTTCAGCTTCTTGTGCTTGTTGTTGAGTTTCTAGTTGTTCTGCTACAGCTACGTTTTCTTGGAACAATGTAGGTTCTCCAAGTTCGTCAGCAAGTATCCTAGCAAACTCTTTACCAGATAAGTGAGTTGCAACACTAGGGTCTGCAAGTTTAATCTGATACAGTTGGGTAAGGTTTTGTACTCGTCTAGCTCTTTCAGCAAAGTGTCGAGCACCAACAGCTATAATTCTACCTTTAGCTGTTATATCGTCTTTAGTTATTTCTCTAAACAAAGTAGCACCAGTAATGTCGTCAACAACTCTCATTACATCACTCATGTTCATGTTTCGTCTTGATACTTCAAGCATTGCGTTAAGCATCGGCTCTAAGAATACTCTTTCAAAATGAGCAGTTTTGTGTTCGAATATTCTTGCAGAAGAGTTTTGTAAACTTTGTACTTCGAAAGCTGTCTTTTCTCCTGGTGTTCTAATACCCATAGCTTGTCGTGGAGCACCAGCCATTTCTTCCATTGTGTCTGCAATGTTCTGTATTTGTAAGTCAGCTTGTAAAGCTGTTGTATCAGGAGACATGTAACCTACATCTCCTTCGTCCCCAAGATAAATCCTAGCCCCTGGTTCAAAGACAAAATCTTCTACATCTCCTTTTACTTTTAAAATAGGGTAGGCTATTTGGTCAAAGACATCAGCTTTAAGATTTTCTAAATGATCTATTCTGTATTGTAGTCCAACAAGATTATCTAGTGGCCCCATTGCATATAGATTGTCAGGTCGTGGTCTCCATCCTGCATGAAAAATTGGTGCAGAACCTAACCAACTTGGATTTTCTTCGTTAGCTAAAACATAAGCTCTGTCTACAACAGTAATTATTCTATCTGTAGATAGTTTACCTGTTTCTGCATCGTAGTAATCACCGTAAAATGTAAGAATTTCTACATAGTTAGACTCGTAGTATTGTTGTATTGAAGAAAAACCATCGGCAATATAACCGTCAGCTTTTTCATATGTACCACCACCTCTTACGGCTGCTCTTGCTTCTAACATTTTTGTAAAGACACCATCCATATATTTTTTAGATGGATCTTTTTCAATCATTGCTTTAATTTCACCCAATGTTTTAATTGATTTAATAATCTTAGGTGTCTTTTCAAACTCTGCAGCAGCAGGATTAAACACAATGTCGTATGGGGAAATTCGTACAGCTTTAGGGCCGATATAGTTTATTGTTGTATCACCCTCTTCTTTAACTGTGTAGTTTTCTTCCCAGTCTATTGTAGCAAAACAATTTCCGTACTGTATGTAGTCGTACAATAGATCAGAAGCAGTATTAACAAAGTCTGACTGACGAAGTTTATTGTCAAGGTATCCTTGTATTACAATACGTTTAGCCTTAGTGCTGTCATCTGCTGTAGTTCCTTCAAACTTCATCCAGTTCTGTTGTGGAAACAAAGATGCAAAGTAGTTAGCATGTAAGTTATCCATAATCTGTGTAAGTTTTGGAGTTGTTGTAGAGTTTGACCAAGGCAACATAGAGTTTGTAGTTGTTCGAGTGTCAGTGGCATAGATGTAGTTACGGAGTTCTTTCCACTCTTCAATCTTTTTCTGTCTTAAAGTATTCCATTCTCTCCACTTGTTAGCTATCTCAACAGCCATGTGGTCAGGGCCAAGCATATACTCAAGTTCTATTGTTTCTCCTGCCATTATGCGGCTCCTCTAAATCTGTTATTAGCCCAAACAATATTGTTCTTCATTGTACGATTAATATTTTTAGATGGTTTAATTGCAATATCAATAGCTGCAGCTAAAGCATCTTTTATATCATCGTGTGGTGGATGTCTGGACATTAGTTCTTCTTCCAACACTTGTATGTTTCCTCCACGATAGTGCCATATCTGT